ATTAGGCATGCAAACACGTTTTTCATTGAACTCTCCTGTATTTATATGTATTATATAGTTATAATTACAGTAGGTCAACGGTTGTATATAAGTAAATAAGTATATATTTAATGAGTTAAAGATGAGACAAAAAGTTTATATGTTATACGACGAAAGTAATAAGTTTGTCGTAGATAAGATGTGCGATAACATTAAGGTAGATGAAATATTTTATTCGGTTGGTAAAGAATTAACTGAAGATATTCTACTTACTATATCTAAGAAATGTTTAAGTGATGTATTCTATATAATTAAAACAGATAAAGAGTTGTTATTTCCAAATTTTGATTTTCGTTATGTATCTGAGCAATGGAACAGGGATTATGTACATATATGGAATAACGACTTATCAGTAAGGATGTATAACACAGCATCTGTTTCAGTTAATCCTGCAAACTATACTGATAAAATGCTATCAAACGGTAATGTAGAATTAAAAAACATTGCAGATAAAATATATCAATATCCTAAGTTCGACATAGTATTCCTTAGCTACGACGAGGAATATGCAGATAAGAATTTTTCTAATTTACAAAAACGATTCGGAAAGGTTTTAAGAGTACACGGAGAAAGGGGTATTTTTAATGCTCATAAGAAAGCTGCAAATATAGTAACAACTGATATGTTTTATGTAGTTGATGCAGACGCAGATATATTACCTACGTTTGAGTTTGATTATCAACCTATTTCTTTAGATAGAGAATCAGTGCATGTATGGCATTCTAAAAATCCAGTTAATGACTTAGAATATGGATATGGTGGCATAAAATTATTTCCTACTAAACTATTGCAAGAATATAATGGTTCGCCCGTTGACTTCTCTACATCTGTGTCAAAAAGTTTTAAAGTGATACCGACGGTGAGCAATATCACAAGATTTAATACAGATCCGTTTTCAGCATGGAGAAGCGGTTTTAGAGAATGTGCCAAATTAGCATCAAAGGTTATAGATAATCAAGTTAATTCAGAAACTGAAATAAGATTATATGATTGGTGTAATAAAGGTGCTGAAAGAGATTTCGGGGAATTTGTTATAATGGGTGCATTAGCTGGTACAGAGTTTGGAAGAGAATGTATCTCACACCCAGAAAACATCGGGTGTATTAATGATTTTACTTGGTTAGAAACTAAGTTTAATAATGAATAAGGTTGCTATATAGCAACCTTATTATTAGCAATGCTTACCTAGATATTTCTCTACCATTGAGTTTATATCAGTTTCTAATTTATCTATAGAAATAAAAACTTTTATATCTTTCATTTTGTTAAAAGAACTTCCTTTGTTATTGCCGGGTTCTTTTATTAACGACACAGGATGAATTAAATCGTTGCCTTTTAATTCTACTACATTTCCGTCGTAATATTTAACAAACATATGGTCTATATATTTAGATGGAATTTCTTTAGCATCTATTTCTTTAATTATTTTATCAAAAATAGTTGATTTAGAAATCTTTCCTATAGGTCTATCTATATCAAATGTCGTTGTGGTTTTCTTAGTCATTAACTCATTCTCCAGGTACCTATATTATTTATTAAAAAAAGGTCAGAGTAAACCGACCAGTTATTAATTAATTAGTCCTGAATAATAAGCGAAGGAGTGTTAATACGTTTAGCATCTCGTTTCAATTTTGCTGCAACTTTTGCATCAAGAACAGCTTCTTTCTTTTCTACTTTTGCTTCAGCTGCCTTAGCACGATCTCTTTCACGGCGTTTAATTTTACGTTCTACAAGTTTCTGCGCCTTGATATCAGCTGCAAGTGTTGGTCGGCCTTTACCTGGTCTAGACGCAGGATCTAGTGTATATGCTTCTTCACGTTTAATCGCTGCTTCTTTTTCTAACATTTGTGCCTGTACAATAAGCCCTTTAGCTACAGCAATGGGGTCAATCATTACATTGTCAGATACAGGTATTACCTCTTCAACTACAGCTTCTTTTGATTGATCTGCCTTATATTGTTCAACTGTTTTGTCAATAGTTGCGTTAATAAGTGCAAGCGGCACTGATTGTCCTGGTAAAGGAAGCATTGTAACATTAGAAACAGGTTCCTTTCTTAAAAAATTACGCTGATGTAAAGATGTTAGACAATTTGTTCCATCAGGGAATGATCTACGATTTAGAACTTCGTAGAAGTCGTTTGTTTCTTTTGCTTCTTTACTGTTTAGTAATTGTTGCATATAGTCATGATAACTATCAGGCAATCTCTCTGTTTCTACAATTAAACAACTATTTGCATCATTTGGTATTTTCCTAAATACAACTGCGATTCTAATACCTGTATTTACTAATTGCCCTACATGTTTACGAAGGTTCTCGATAGCCATATTATTTCTCATTATTAGGCAGCTGCCTGTTTACTTGCTTCATCTTCGGCTTTCTTAGAATCTTCTATAAACGTTAAGAAGCTTGAAAGTTTATTATAAACGTCACCTACTTGTGATAGTTCATTCGCCTGGAAAGCTCCGCGGCGAGATGCTAAGTCAACTACTCTTGCTAATAATTGAAGGTCTGGAATAGATATTTGAGGGGGCTCGGTAGGCGCAACAGGTGGTGTTGTTACTTGTGGTGTTTCTACCTGTGGTGTTTCTACTGTTTTGTTGTTTTTCTTTGCCATTTTATGTTCTCCTGTAATTTTAAAATGAAGCATTATATTATATGCTATGTTTATTTATCTTTTTCGTACAGGAAAATACTATTTTATTGGTAGAAATTAATGTATTACATAAGAAAAGGGGCTTTAAGAGCCCCTTTTCTTATGTAATACTGTTAGCCATTTGGTGATCCTGTTGGTTGTGGTAAAACCTTTATCAACTCATCAGGCCAGTCGATGTAGCACTTCCATTCAACATCACGTATAGTTATAGGCAAATGTTTCCTTTTTGCTAGCATTTCATAGTAAGATGGCCGATGCGGGATTTTCTTCGGTACAATTGATTTATCTGCACCTTTGTCGCTGTTGCAATCCTTACATGATGTGCAAACATTTGTCCAGTTTGTTTTACCGCCCAAACTTTTTGGCAATACGTGATCAATTGTTAATTCGGTAATTTTTACCTTACCTTTTACTTCTTTACACCTGCGAGTACTTTGCAATTGGCATGTAAAGTCGTCCCTTAAGTACACGTTTTGCCTGCTGTATTTAAGCGTTTTATTCCACTTAACTTGCTCTGTCATAATAATGATCGACGGCACTGGCATATCAAGATATTGTGATCTAACTACCCAATTGTCATAATTCTTTAGCACTCTTGCTTTATCAAGAAAAACTAGACGTACAGCATCTTGCCACGGCACTACTGAAAGCGGTATTAGTGACTTAGGTTCCCCACTTGCGTTGAGTATAAGTACGTCGGACATTTTGCACCAATTTAGTTAAATACATAAGTTGATTAGGTAGAGGATTTTACTATTTCTAAATAATCTTGAAATTCTACCGGAATACCTTTTAAAGTAAGTATTACAGCATCTTCTTGTGTTTCGAAATCGACACGTAGAACTTCTTCATCTAATGTAGATCCATTCTTTTGTTTTCTGCTTTCGAATTTGTAATTAACTTGATTATTACAAGATTCGTCTACCCAATCTTTAAAGAATAACTCTAACAAATAATGTTTTTCAGCATCTACAGTGTCTTTGATTTTATAATATAACGAGTTTGTCATCAATAGTTTTATAACCTTATTGATGATATTTATCGCCTTACTCGATAAGTGTTAGCAGCTTTAGGTTTATCGTCCTAATTGCTGCCTGTGCTTCACTTCTATATAGTCGCCGAAACACATCGTCTTGCGGAGCAAGACCTGCCCAAATTTTCTCGATAGCATCGTCCAACGCCTGAGATAACATACTAGTCGGCATAGAATTTTTCATATCAATCAAACTTGCATCTTCTTCTAATCGCGTCCTTGCAAGGGATTTTGCAACATCTTCGATAAATTCATCGTTGCACGGGATCATGTAGTCTGTTACCATCTTTATTCCTTTAAGGGTTAAACTTATGGTCGGTGGGACAATGCTATATCCACCGACCATTTGCTTGTTACTCGTTGTGATACCAGGCAGTAGTACCAAAATCACCTTGCAATTTGTGGTGCGGATCACCGTGTACAATAAACAAAGTATCACAATAATCTGGATCACCCCATGATGTTTGACAATTATAACCATCAGTGAACATAACGAAGCGTTCTGGCATGATGTCGTTTTCTTTCATGTATTTCCAATTACAAATAAAATCTGTGCCACCACCTCCCTTAATTTCGTATGTATCGATGTCGTCGATATTATCTGGTGTAAACATAACTTCATTATAAACTTTTGTATCAAAGCACCATACTCGCAATTTAAAGTCTGTAAATTGCTCCATAATGCCCTTTGTTTCGCTTAACAAATCACGAAGCATATCTTCACTCATTGAACCAGATGTGTCGATTGCAATTGCTGCTTCGATGCGAGTGTCTTCTTTTGTACCGGGCAAGTAAATACCACTTGCTTGGCTCTTACGTGAACAACGTTGCCAAGTAAAATCATTTTTAATCATTGACTGAATCTTCATATTCAGTAATTCGCGCCAATCCATTTGTGGATTTGTTAAGTCTTTCAACATGCGTTTCACACCTGCAGGAACATTACCTGCACCAGCAGCCTTAGCAGCTTGCATAACAGCACCACGAATTTCGTCACCTAATACTCGACGTTCTTCTTCAGTCATCGGCTCACCTTTGCCATCACCTGGTTCCAAGTGAATGTCAAATTCTGGAAATTTTGCATCGGGGTCTTTTAACAACAATTCGTAAACTTCTTCAGCAAACATGCCTTTATATTTTGCATCAAAACATGCCTGAACACCGGATGTCTTTGGATTAGGTAATTCACCTACACCAAATTCGTGCAGCTCATAATTAATTACATAGTCAGCAGCAGCATTCCACATCTGCGGTTTACGACTACCACGACGACTCATGTGGTCGTAGACGCAATGTTCTACTTCATGAGCTACCAAAAACACTGTTTCCGGTTTAGTTAATTTGCTAATAAAATCCCGGTTGTAGTAGAAATATCGACCGTCTGTAGCAGCAGTGTTGCACCACTCTTCGTCGGTTGCATCTTTTAAGATCAACCGAGTTGCAAGAGTTCCCCAAAACGGCTGTTTTAATAAAAGGGAGATGCGTGCTCGTGTCAACTGGTCTAAAACAGCTTCTTTTGAGTTGTTGTTTGCCATGATTTTCCTTGTTAAGTAAGTAGGTGTGTAAATTATACGGTATATGTGTTTTTACGTCAAGCGATTATTGTCGTAGATAAATTTATAATTGCCGCAGGTATGGATTAATAGAAATCCTTCAGATTCTAATATTTCTTCTGCGGTTTTTTCTGAATCAAAACCTAAACTAACTAATTTTTTCTTAGTATATGCTAGCCTATTAATCCGTGTATCGTTTTTTATATAAAAGTACCCAATATTATTTTTATCCTCAGTTACATCTTTAAATCCTAATTTTTTATATAAATTACCTGCCGACCAGCAACGATCGGCATACGAGACAACAGTATCAGGTTTATAGTTTCTTAAAAAGTATTTGAAAAGTTTATCAGCACCACCAACAATGGTATTGATAGAACAAAATCGTAAGAGTTCGTAAGATTGTAAATTTCCGTACCGAGGTTTACCAAATGTCATTACTGCAACTAGATTATCGTTAAAGAATAATCCTAACTTTATACTAGACGATACCCATCCTTGAATGTGGTGCTCATCTAAAAATAATTTACTTTCTTTACCTGTTATAACTTTTATATCGCATTTACGTGCATAAATTTTAGTATCAACACCTAGTACATTTTTTAATCTAGCTTTAACAATATCTTGTTTATTTTTCCATTGGTCGCCGAATATCTGAATAAGGTGTATGCCTTTTTCTTTACATATATTGTATTTGTTAATATGATAATTTTTATCTTTTTTCTTTGAAGAATGCCAGTAGGTTCCGTTGTGCTCTATAGCAACATTTAATGTAGGTACAAAAATGTCTAATTCAAGCGGTGGAATAATGTTTGTAACATTGCATTCATATGCGATATTAAATGAATCAAGATACTCTCTTAATTCGTGTTCGGGTGTCGACACTTCTTTTGGATTACAGATTGTACATCTTGGAACAGTTTCGTAGTCTATGTGCGAATCAACAATCTTAGAGCATTTAACACATTGCCATTTATATACGTTTTTACGATTGGATCCTAAGTATTCGTCTACAGTGAATAAGGGTATGAACTCGTCCTTTAACCTTGCTATGACTTTATTATATCCATCTGCGACATATTCGAGTCTTTTACCTTTAGTATGCACTTTACCTGTATTTCTTTCTGTAGCCGAATCTTTGTATTCTTGTAATTTTTGCGGATTATCAGTTCCGTATTTTTCAGTCCAGGTTTCTTTTCTCTTCTCAAGAAAATCCTCGGTGCCGAATACAGTGGTTTTACTGGTTCGATCTTTAATTTCTGCCTTGTGACATTCACATGTATTCGGTCCGCCACAAAAACCGTATTCTTTTCTTTTTGCTACATATTTTAGTCTTTTATTATTTTCACAGATAATATTAGATGGGTTTAATAACCAAAAAACACGTTCGTTGAATGTTAAAAAATTATCGTCAGTAGAAGAGATCACCCAATCATAAATTTCTTTATGTTTATGCTTTAATGTAATTGCAAGGATATTTGCAGATGTAGTGTTATATAGGTTTCTTAATATGCCTATCATACATTATTTGTGTGTTATTATCTCTGTTTTAAAATTTTTTGTTGTTCACGTTGCCAATCACGTTCTTTTTCTGTTTGGCGCTTATCATACAATCTCTTACCTTTAGCTAATCCAACCTGACATTTAATTTTACCATTTTGAAAATGTAGGTTGAGCGGTACAAGAGTATATCCGGCTCGTGTAACCTTACCTATGAGCTTACTAATTTCTGCAGATTTTAACAGTAATTTGCGTGAGCGTATAGGATCAGTATTAACAGTTGTTGAGGTCGTTATAAGTGACCTTATA